CTCCAAGAAAATCACTCATACCTAAAGCTGATCCCAGGAAGCCACGACTAGCTGCTTCACTCTGTGTAATGGCTTTATCTAGTTTAATTGTAGGTAGCTGCCCATCCAGTCTTATAGTGGGCAGTTGGCCATCTAATAATATAGTAGGCAACTTATCATCTAATTGTATAACAGGAAGAGTATTGGGCATTTGTTTTATTTCTTTGGTGGTACTAAAAAGATTTGACCGCCCCTGATTTCAACAGGGATCTTGTTATAGAAGCCTGTGCCATCTTTAGTACCTGATTCAGCTATGGCCACCGCCGCTTTACCATTAAGCTGATCTTGTGTAAATCCAGATTTATCGGCCTGTGTTTTTGGGGCAGGTGCTGCTTCTTCTACTGGGCCCTTAGTTTGTGTTTTCCTACGTACAATTTTGCCATTAACAATCTCAAAATCATCTTCAGTTACGGTCTGTACAGGCTGTGATTGTGGATATAGCTTTAGGGCTGCACCTGCTTGCTGGTTTCCACCCGCTGCCGACATCATTAGGTCTACTAAAGTTGTATTATCATTTTTACTGGCAGCTTGTTGTTGTGCTTGCAGATACTGTGAATTAGCTTTTAATCTTGCTAAAGCATTTTCAGCAGTAAACCTACCCCAAACCTGGGGATTTTGCTGTAACTTTTTAATAGTATCTGCCCACATTGGGTCTTGCTGTGCCATCATTTGGGCGGCAGAGTCTCGATCACCGCCCTGCGCCAGAATATTTTTAGCAAAGTCATCGAAGAAGGCATCACTTAACTTCTGAATCTTTTCTTTGTCTTTTTGTTGGTCCTCAATGGGACGACGACGATAGTCCTCCATTGCTTTCTTGGCAGCATACTGTTGTTGTTGGGCAGTACCCATTTGTCCAGCAGCCATTGCCTCATGATACCCCGGAGTAGCACCAGCTACTCGTTGGCCCTCCTGCTCAAACTGGGCTTTAGAAAGATCATAAGGAAGCATTTGATTCATACGATTGGCCATTGCATCGCTATATCCAGCAGCCGCTTGTGACTGTGCTACATCAGCACCATGCTTTATGCCTTCCATTACACCAGTACCTGCTGGTGTGTATTGCATTAGATCAGATAGTCCCGGCATGATTAACCTCGTGGATAAATATTATAAACTGGCTGTTGTGTTGGTCGATATAAAGAAGCCAATGTTGCGGAAAGATTACGTGGAACAGCAGAAGCAGCATTTTGTGCAGACATATTGGCATTCCATCCCTGTACTTGAGCATTGGGTAAATAATTAGTAGTATATTGATTACCAATATTTGCCTTCTGACGAGCAAGTAGGACAGGTAAAGCGCCCGTACGACCACTCTTTCCAAGAGCTTGTCCAGCAGCACGGTATCCCTTCATATTACCAAACTTAGCCTCATAATCCGCATAAGACATTGGTTGCATACCAGCAGCCATATCCTTCAACTTCTGGGCATTATACATATCATACAAAGACGTAGCGCCGGCCATACCTAACTGTAATGTGGACCCTTTTGGTAGGCCAAGGTTCTCACCTAACCATTGATCTCCTTGCTGGAACATACCTTTTAGCCCCCCACTACTTGCATTTGCTGTGCTTGCCATATTTGATCCACCCATAGTAGGCCCAAACCCACCGCTACCACCACTACCACTATGAAGGTCATAGTTTTGTGATCCAAAGCCCTCTACCTGTGACATCTCAGAAGGAGCACTAATAGAAGAGGCGTTATTAGCGCCTAAATTAAATGACTCGCTGGGTGTTTGAAGTCCGCCATCACCACCAAGAAATTGATCTAATCTTGGAGTACCCATACCCATAGAAGTATCGACGGCGTATGGATTAGAACCAGGAGGAGAAACGTATGAATTGTTAGAACCACCAATAGATATACCACTAGTATTTGCTGCTTGTGAACCAGCAACGGAACCTGTCGGATTGAGGTCTCCTAAGGGCGTACCTGCGCCAATACTAGGTGAGTCTGGCGCGGCGTATGCTGGCGCACCAAATCTGTTAGCCCCACCAGGCACATCAGTCTGTAGATTATTAAAACCATAACTAGTATTAGTATTAAGGTCATTAAATCCAGGGCCTTGTGCGGATGAAACACCTGTAAGGTCTACATCACCCATACCTGTTGAGGTAATTGGTGCTGCACCAGCATTAAAACTAGATGGTTCTGGTGTAAAAGAACCGGATGTATCATAAGTACCTCCGTAGCCATCTCCACCCATACTGGCAGAAGCCCCTTCACCAGGACCAGATAGTCCTTGGAAGACTCCATAGCCTAGAGCACTGACTCCAAAGCCATCCCAGAAGTCACCGCCCTTCATCTCAGACATTAGGCCGCCAGCAATGCCAGCACCAATAAGGCCACCAACAGAGATACCAGCAATGGTACCTAAACCAACAAGAGCTGTTGCCCCAATAGCAGCACCAACAGAAACAACTACAGCACTTATGATAGCAGCCATGTTTCATCTCCTTTTAATAGAGCATATTCATTATATGAATCAACCCAAAGATCTTTTTCGATCTCGTCCATTGTTTTATCCTTGATATTATCAACAGCATGGACAGTCATCCATACAGTATCTTCATGTGCGTAAGCTACTTTCTTTACGCCTGGTTTACTAGTGTAGACTCCATGCCCAGTTAGTCGTTTTCGTACATCATCATAAACAATTGTAATATCCCCTGAAACGAGTATATCAATTGTCTCTGTTAGATGTACAGCACCAGTTACGGTAGCTCCTTTTGGTATTGTGATCTCTCGTACATAGACACCATCAGCAATATAATGTTTAGTCTCAATGTCGATCTGGGGCATTTGTAACAAGGCATCTTCAAAAGCCTGTATTTTTTGTTTGCTAATGCTGTGTTGTTTGTGTTCAACAATAGAGTTCATATTATGTTGCCTGTGTCTGTGTAGTAAGCCTACCATCAGTAAAAGTCATGCTACCATTAGCTCCAGTGGTTGTTAACTTTGCAGTTGTAATAACAACAGTTAATCCAGGAGGTAGATCAGTAAGATTATTATAACTATGTGTATGTAGTGTTGTACCACCCCCATCAGTTAAATCTGTATGCTCAGCACTAGTCAGGTGATACCTACTGCCATTAGAACCACCTTGAACATTTTGTAGATCATTGTGGTTTCTAGTTAAGATAGAAGTAAGGTTACTACCAGTAAAATCTAGATTAAGCCAAGTGATCGCCTGACCAGTTTTAAGGATAGCATCTCGAATACGAGCATACCAAGTACTCATTGCTTCTGTATCATCTTGCCTTGGAGAGGGTGGGATATTAATTCTAGTAGGCATAATTACTGACTCCCAATAGTATACTCAACCTCAAGAGATTCAAGACGAAGTGCTGAGTTACCATTATGGGATAATTCCCATGCCCTACGACGAGCACTACCTAGTTGCTTAAAGTAAGGACGAGTACCAATAGGTAGTGTCTTAGTATTAGACCAAGTAGTATAGTCATCATCGGACCAGCGGAGATAGATAGGGTCAGTTACAGCATCACCAATTACAGTTACCTGATTAAAGAACTTCCGATTGTCTGTCTCAAAGTCTTGCTTTGCATATCGAACTAAAGTACTAATTGGGTAAACGGTAGCTCCATCGGTATCCCGGTATAAACCAAGATTCATCTGGTAAACTTTACCATTGGTTTTATGCTGTAAAAGAATATTTCCATTCTTATCTGTAAAAGAACCAAAGGGTAGGACACCCCCATTATACTGCCATTCCGTCCAGAAGTTCTCTTCTATATCATATACAAAAGTACGATTAGCAGTTGGTAGATTAATCACATAAACCAAATGCCCATTGATACGAACACCCCAACCAGTTACACCAGATGTACTTGATTCTAGATCAAGGAATTTCTCAATGTATTCCGTAGAGATTTCCTTTGGGGTTGTGCCATCAAACTTCCATACAGCATATCCACCAACATCGCTCTGACCAATATAAAGTAGGAGCCGCTCAGTCTGCATGACACAATCTTTAGTAAGAATACCTACTTGTGTAATGAATGTCTCTGCACGAGAGATTGGTGTATCAAAATCAGTTAGATCATCTGCCAATGCTTGGTTGTAGAAGAACTCAGTACTGTTGGCACCAAAAGCAATAACATAGTTATTCTGTCTTGCAAGACCAGTAACATAATCCGGAAAACTTTCAGCAGCAGCAATGGCTAGAGCACCCCAACCGTAGGGCTGCGTAACATCTGAGTTATAAATATCAATTGAGTTTGCTTCTGGTAGGAAGATATATCCATCCATGAAGACAGGTTGTGGAATATGTGGTGTTGGGAAACCACCATACTGTCCTTTACACTCAAAAGTAACACCACCAGAAATAGTTACATCAAATAGGTTGAGTGTCCATTCAGTAGGTTCAGTAGCATCAGAAGTACCAGCAATAGTTACTTCATACCAATATCCATTCTCTGTAGTTGGGATAACCTCATCACCTACAGCATAGGCATGGCTTGTCTGGAACTTAGCTGGGCCACTGTAAGTACCTTCACACCGCCAAGTAACACTACCATCAACTATTGTATTACCAATAGTAGTAGGCCAAACAGGTTCTCCTGTGCCAGTAGTACCGTTGCCTAGGGCTACATACCAATAAGAACCAATAGCTGTCGGTATTCTACGATCACCGGCTTCAATAGGGGTACTTCCGGCCCATTGAAGGTGACGAGTATCAACTCTAGTAATAACTCCAGCATTATTAATGATCCAAGCATCAATCCCGTCTGCAAGAAAAAGCGAAGTGGACGAGAAGTTGGTTGAGTCAATGAATTCCACCGCTCCACACATACCTGTAGCAGTGCTGAGAGTTTCGACTTCCACTCCATCTGCATATAGTTTACTCCCAAAAATAGAATACACTACACTATTATAATACCAGAGACCCCGCCCCTCAGCAGCACCTGCACCAGCAGAATATACCTCAGTACCCGGACGCTTAATAAGAAACAGTTTCTTCTGGTTAGTAACAGTATTGGTTGTAGTCTCTACAAGACAATTAATAAATCTCTGATCTTTGTCACTGGTTGTATTCCGCTGTTGATTGTTACCAACTAATGGAACACGAACTCGTTTCTTAGAATCTGGTTGTGGTTGTTGCTGTTGTTGTGGTCGTGCCATAGTTTATTACATCCCATAAGTATCTTGACCAGCATCGGTTTGACCAAACCCATACATATCATTTGGATTATAACTAGGTGGAGCATAGTCATACCCATATGGGTTCCATGCCTGTTGAGTATAGTCTGGTTTGTTATACAGATCAGCCAATGAGTTTGATTCATAGGTAGGCCGTACCTGTTTCATCTGCTGGTTCTGAGCATTAGGCTGGTTCGTTGATTCAAAAGCCCGATGATAGCCAAGCATCATTGGAATAGCTTCCCCAAATAAGCCACCAAAATCACCATACTCGGCTACTTCATCATTAGTGGAATTGCCCCAATTAAACCGGCCGCCTTTATCATTAACCCAATACCCACGTTCTTGGCCCTCTGGTTGAGCATACAATGCTGATGATACGATCGCGGCCATAATTTACCAATCCCTTCTGTCTGCTTGGAAGAAGAAGCTTCCCTCTTCTGTTGAGAAGCTAAGAGCTTCCTGCTTAATCGAGTTAGCCTCACTTAAGAGTTGCCTACGATCATCTAAACTAACACCGTATTCACCAGCCATGCGAGTAGCTAGTCCATACTTAACAGCCTCAAACCATTCATTAGGAAACTCTAGATTATCACTAGCAGAATCCATATCATCAAACTGTTTCTGGTATACCAAGACAACTTGATTCTGTGAAGCAGAAGTAGCATCTGGAGTAGGAAATAGTTTAACAACTGTGTTTGTTAGTTCAGGACTACTAAACACTTGAATAGGATTACCGGTACTTGTCTTGTTACCCAATACATTGTACTCTTGTCGAGTAACAATCCGCATAGGAACATCAATGTTAGTTGAGGTATTATGATTAAAGGCTTGGATAACCTTTAATAGTTTCGGAGTAACTGTATATGTATTTGTGCCAGAGACAAGAGTTAGGGTATAGTTCTTAATAACCCACAGAGGCATACCATCAGCTTGCCATGCCTTAATCAGCATATTCAAAGCTTCACTTGCCTCAGTAACTTGTGCTGCTGTAGGGGTTTCTCCCTGAGCAACAGCCCCACAAAGACGAAGAGCACCAGCGATCAACTGGTCTCTGTTAATATTAAAGTCAGTTGAACCACTAGTGCTCATATTTATTTCCTCATAATCTTTTCTAAACTTCTACCACCATAATAAGCACCAAACACAAGAAGAAGTAGTGATTGGAATAACTCAATGTATACTTCTTTTACCGTAAATGAGAGAAGATTACCGTCAGTAAAAGAAAGTAAGCTAACAACCACCAGAAGATAGACAAGGCTATAAGGCCGTACTCGTTTAGCGATAGGCTCATCACTA